ACCCTGTTCCGAGCTAGCCGTCGGGAGTTTGGGCATCAACCTATACGCCGGAGCTTGCGGAGAGAATCTGTGATTTGATTCGTGAAGGCAAGTCAGAGCGTCAGATTTGCAAGATGCCTGGCATGCCGGATGCGGTAACTCTTCGCAGATGGAAAGACACCAATCCAGAGTTTTGCACCCAGTCCGCGCGCGCGCGCGAAGCAAGCGCCGAGAAGTTCAACGATGAATTGCTTGAGCTTCAAGCAAATTTGAACAATGAACTGCAGACGCGATTGCTGAACGGCGATGACTTTCCGAAGGGAACTGTTGAAGCCTTCAAGGTGCTGATGCAGGAGAAGGCTCGCCAGATTTCGTGGCGTGATGATTCGCGCTACGGCGATCGCAAGACCGTGAAGATTCAGAGCGACACGCCTGATCTTTCCACGATCGACATGGAAAAGCTCAAGGCCGCAAGAGAGTTGCTGTATGACGAGACTCCCGACACTGATCGAACTTGATCAGGAGATTGCGCGGCGCAGCCTGTCCGAGTTCTGCAAGATGGCATGGCACGTGCTCGAGCCTGCTACACCGATCAAGTGGGGGTGGGCGCTCGATGCAATGTGCGAGCATCTCGAGGCAGTGCATAACGGCCAGATCAAGCGCCTTCTGATGAACGTTCCGCCGGGCATGATGAAATCACTGCTCACTGGCGTCTTCTTTCCTGCTTGGGAATGGGGCGCAGGCGGAAATCCTTCTCTGCGATATCTGACAACTGCGCATAAGGAAGACCTCGCAATCCGAGACAACCTGAAGTGTCGACGCTTGATCTCCTCCGATTGGTATCAGGAGCGATGGAGCGTCGAACTGTGCGGCGACCAGAACGCAAAGAAGAAGTTCGAAAACACGGCTACTGGCTTTCGTGAGTCTATGGCTTTCCGAAGCCTCACTGGCTCTCGAGGCGACCGCATCATCATCGACGACCCGCTGAGCGTAGACGACGCCTTTTCAGAAGCCGCGCTCTCCGCTGCGGAGCAGACCTTCCTAGAGGCCGTTCCGTCCCGTGTGAACAACCAGGACTCGGCGATCATCGTCATCATGCAAAGGTTGCACGAGCGCGATACGGCCGGGATCATCCTGAGCCGCCAGCTGGGCTATGAGCACCTGATGCTCCCAATGCGCTTCGAGCCGGAGCGCCGGTGCGCGACATGCATCGGCTTCACGGACCCGCGCACTGAGGACGGAGAGCTACTCTTCCCGGAGCGCTTCTCCGAAGCGCAAGTCTCCGAGATGGAGCGAACGATGGGCTCTTTCGCGACGGCCGGCCAGCTTCAGCAGAGACCGATGCCGCGCGGCGGTGGGCTCTTCAAGTCCGACTGGATTCAGCACTGGGACAAGCTCCCGGAGCGCTTCGACGCGGCCGTTATCTCGTGGGATATGACTTTTAAAGAGTCCGCGACATCCGACTTCGTGGTCGGGCAGGTGTGGGGACGAAAGGACGGCGCTTTCTACCTCGTCGACCAGTTCCGGGGACGCTGGGACTTTGTGAAGTCGCTCGAGCAGTTCGTAGCGGCCGCGAGGAAGTACCCGCGGATCACCCGAAAGCTCATCGAGGACAAGGCGAACGGCCCGGCGATCATCAGCGCGCTCAAAAGGAAAGTGACCGGCATCATCCCGATCACTCCGAAAGAGAGCAAGGAAGCCCGAGCGAACGCGGTAACGACGCTCTGGGAGGCCCGGAACGTCTACCTGCCGCCTCCGGACCGCTATCCGTGGGTGGCGCAGGACTTCATTCCTGAGCTCCTCGCTTTCCCGTCTGGCGCTCACGATGACCAGTGCTTCGCGGCCGGGACTCTGATCGCCACGCCGTGGGGTGACCGTCCTATCGAAAGCCTTAAGGCCGGAGACCACGTCATCACCCCGATGGGGATTAAGCGAGTCTTGGTCGCCGGGATGACCGGTGAGGCCGAGACGATCACGAAGTACGGCATCACGGCGACAAAGGATCATCCTTTCCTAACAAGGAAAGGGCGTTTCAAGGCTTTCTGTCAAGTTACGGAGAACGAATGCTTGGGGTTGACACTTCGCCAAATGACCGAGGCGAGCATCCTGATCCCGTCCAGTTCGACGGCGTCACGTATCGGCTTCTATCGAAAGGACGTTATTACCTCAGCCAGTCAACCACGAACGAGGGGCGGAAAGGCGCGAAAGGCCTGCACGTCGCCATCTGGGAGAAATACTCTGGGCAAAAAGTCCCTTCCGGCTGGGAAGTTCACCATAAGGATGGCAACCCGTTTAATAACGAATTCAGCAACCTTGAGTGCCTATCGCGCAGCGAACACATTAAGACGATCAATTTCAATACTGAAAGGGTTCGTCGAAACCTTGACCGGATCAGGCCTCTCGCGTCCGCTTGGCACAGAAGTGAGGCTGGACGCGCTTGGCACAGGGAGCACGCGAAGCAACCCAAGGCCGAGCAAGAATGCAACTGCCTCTGTTGCGGGAAGCTCTTCCTCGCAAAAAGAATCGACGCTAAATATTGCTCAAGGAAATGCGAAGTCAAATACCGTTACGACCACGATGCGAAGCCGGAAGACCGAACTTGCGTGGTCTGCGGAGCAAACTTCACAGCTCTCGTCGGCCCGTACCGGAAAGGAAGCTCTGTCACGTGTAGCAGAAAATGTCGAGCCATCTGGCGAGTCCGGAAGCAGGCAGCCAGTCTTCAATCTGACGATTGAGGACGCGCACTGCTTCTATGCCAACGGCCTACTCGTTCACAACTGCGACGCGATGAGCCAGGCATTGACGGATCTAAATAAGCACAGCGGCTTGCATATCGATCCGACGAATCTAGCTTACTTACTTGGACGGTAGGCACAACTCATGCAACCTGAACTGACGTTACGCGCTTGGGGCGCTTTGATCATCTTGTATGCCATAGGCGCGTCGGTGGCCATATTCGCAATTGCAAAGGCAGTTGAGGCCGTTGTCGACTTGGTCGGGCATGTGCGGTGGCAGGCCGCAAGGCGCCGCGTTTTCCGCCGATTCCTGAGCGAATGGCGCAAAGTGGAGATTAAGCATTGTGAGCAAGAAGAAAAGAAAGACGGCGAAAACCCAAGCGCCTAACGGCAAACTCCTCGCGCAGGCAAAGCGCATCGCCGCGCTTGAGGAGATCGACCGCACGCTACGCACGCCGCCGCAAGCCACTCAGCTCTTCGAGACGGTCGAGAAGGTGAGGGAGCGTTTCGCCCCTCCGGTGACTCTCGGGGTGTCTGAAAAAGAGCGCCTAGCGCAAGATGAGGCACTTTCTGACGCGGGCTTTTATGGCGCAATTCATCGCAGCCTTCAACAGCACGGCTACGAGCTCGGGCAGTACCCAGTGACCTCTTTCGTAGGTTACGGCGCGCTTCAGCAGATCGCGCAGAACGGCATGATCCGTGCCTGCGTGCAGACCGTTGCGGATGATATTACCCGCGAGTGGATTACGATCACGGGCGATGACGCGGAGGCTGTTGAGGAGATTCAGACACTTCAAGAGAAGAAGTACCACCTACGCACGCTCTTTCATGAGGCCGCAACACTAACCGGATACATGGGCGGGGCTTTTATCTACGTCGACACCGGCACGGAAAATCCCGAGTTGCCCCTGCGCTACTCAAACGAAAGCGCAGAGCTACAGCCGGGTACGAAGCTTCGGTTTGTCGTGGTCGATCCTGTGAACGTATCGCCAGGCGACTACAACGCCATCGACCCGCTCAAGCCCGACTACCTCAAGCCCCGCTACTTCTGGGTGCTAGGAACGAAGGTGCATGAGTCGCGCTTGCTTAGGCTTTTTGACAATCCGCCGCCGACGCTTCTGCAACCGGCATACAACTTCCTCGGCATTCCGCAGGCTCAGATCCTCTGGGACTACGTGATGCACTGGAATCAGTGTCGGGTCTATACGGCCGACTTGGTGCGTAAGGTCTCGCTTCTCGTTTTCCAGACGAGCACGGATGACATCTTCAACTCGCCTAACGGGGTGCAATTGTTCGACATCCGCATGAAGGCGCTTCAGCGCTATCGCGATAACAACGCCGTGTTCGTCTGCGACAAGGAAGGCGAAAGCGTGATGAACGTGCAAACGTCAATTGCGGGCTGTACGGACGTCGTGCGGCAGTCTCTGGAGATGGTAGCGTCTATCAACCGCACGCCTGCTGTGAAGCTCTTGGGAATCAGTCCTAGCGGCTTCAACGCAACGGGTGAAAGCGACATTCGTAACTACTACGATTACATTCGTTCCAAGCAAGAGCTGCGTCGCGAAGCAATTAACACTTGCTTAGAGGCAATTGAACTAGTCGAAATGGGGAGCATCAATTCGAATATCTCCTTCGACTTCAACGAATTGAGCAAGGAAGATGAAGCCAGCGCGGCCATGACCGCTCAGACGCGCGCAGGCGCTCTTGCAACGCTTGCACAAGTTCAGGCAATCAGCGCAGAGGAAATGCGCGAAGCGGTCAAGAAAGAGCCGGCGATGCACTTGGGCTTTTTGAGTGACGAGGTGCCCGAAGGGGAGCCTGAGGATATCGAGGGCTTGCTTGGCGCGCTTCAGCAGGCAACGACCGCAGTGGCAGAGCCTGCTCCAGCATCGAACCCGCCCGACGAATCGCGGCAACTGCTTCAGTCCCTAGGTGGCTTGAATGGCTAAACGCATCAAGACGATCCCCGCGATCGAGCCGAATGCCGGGCTCAAGGCGGCCTTGCAAAAGCGGCTGATTGCTCTCATTGAGAAACAGACGCGCGAGGCAACGGCCGAGCTCCTGCGCAACCTGATCGATTCGGGCTGCTTCACGCAGCCTGTCGAGACGGTTGCGCAGGACGCCGCACTGTGGGGACGCAAAGAGAAAAAGATCATAGATGAGGCGATACGCGCTTTCAAAGCGTCTAATCCCGCCGATGCCGCTCGAAAGCTTGACCTGAGTCTCACCGAGAAAATGGCGCGGTGGATGATTCACGCGGGAGAAAGCGCAAAGCTCGTCTCGGGATGGTTTGTCCGCGCAATGGCGCAAAACGTGACAGCGAGCCAGCGGCGTGCGCTGATACGCGCGGGCATCACTCCTACTCTGCTCAAAGAAAAATGGACGATCCCTATCGTCAAGAATCGATACATGGCGCCGAGCACAGCAAAAGCGTTGCCGGGGCTTGTGGACGGCATGACGGGGCTCATCACCAAAATGCAGGCGGATGACCTCGCCAGAGTGCGAGAGACGATTACACGCGGCCTCTACGAGGGTCAGAGTCTGGGAGAGATCGAAAGCGTGCTGAAAGCCTCTAGGGGCTTCACGGAGGCCCGTGCCAAGCGAGTTGCGCTTGATCAGTCGATCAAAGTCAGTCAGGGCATCCAACGCGGCAACGCCGAGGCATTGGGCATCAAGCACGCGGTATGGGTTCACGTCCCGGGGCGGTATTCATCACGCGAGACGCATATCGCAATGGACGGCAAACGCTTCGACCTTTCCGAGGGGCTTTACGACCCGGCTGTAGGCCAGAACGTAACGCCCGGGTTGTTGCCGTTTTGCCGATGCATTTTCCGTCTAGATATATCGGACATATTGAAATGAACAACGACCGCTATTTACTTGCCCTAGATGCCGAGAGCGTGAGGAGGTATGACAAGAACGGGAACCTCCATGTCACCGTCTCGCACTTGACCAAAGCGCAGGTGCGACCGTACTACGGGCATGAGGTGCCTGACTGGGAGCGTCTGAGGCTCGATCCGCAGAAGATCTATCGCGGATACTGCCCGCCAGAGGAGCTGAGCAAGCCCGAGACGATCGAGAGCACGAACGGCATCCCGATTCAGCTCAACCATCATCCAGACTACGCAGACGCGCCGCAGATCAAAACGCGCGTCGGCTCCACTGGGACAGACGGCGCATTTAGAGCGCCATACCTAGACAACTCGCTGCACTTCACTGTTGAGGATGCAATCAAGCGCATCGTCGATGGGTCGATGCGTGAGTTGTCTCTTTCGTACAGATATACCCCTGACTTCATCCCTGGCAAGACGCCGGACGGCGAAGACTATGACTTCGTTATGCGTGACATTACCGCCAACCATGTTGCGCTGGTGGAGCAGGGCCGCGCGGGGCGCGATGTGTTGGTGCAAGACAGTCACTTAAGAGAGGCTCAACCTATGGACGTGACGGAAAAGAACGCGGCTCCCGTAGCCGCAGCTGACGGCGATCCTGCCGTCGAGAAGAAGGAGGTGGCACTTGCTGACGCAATCGCCGCTGCCGCCGATGGGATCAAAGACCTGCATGAGCAGGACGAGGAGGGGAATGTGGTCGACAAGCCCGCTGAAGAGGCGCAAGCCGCTGACGAGGACAAGGACGCAGCCATCAAGCGAATCATCGCCGAAATGGTTTCCAAGGGCATGAAGCCTGAGGATGCCGAAGGCTTTGCCGATGCGCTCAAGGGGCTCGCCTATGCCGAAGCCGAGGCCGAAGATGAGGACATCAACATCGGTGAAGAGGCCGAAAAGCCTGCCGAAGATGAGGACGAGTGCGCTCAGCTCATCCAGGACGGCCTGAAGGCCTGCGGCTACGACGAGGAGCCTGAAGAGTTCCAGAAGGCGTTTGCCGAGGGTGTGCGCTATGGCGAACGAAAGGAAAAGACCGAGCCTGAAAAGCTCGATCGTGAGCATGAATCCGAAGGCGAAGAACGCGCACTGGGGCAGGACGCCGCGCTTAAGCGTGTCGAACGCCGCATCGCTCGACGCTTTACGGCAATGGATGAGTGCGCTCAGACGCTCGGTCGCGTCCGCTTCAATGCCTACGACTCTGCCGAAAGCGTCTATTTGGCCGCGCTGGAGCAGGAGGGTGTGAGCATCAAGGGCGTTCGTCCCGAAGCCGCCCGCACCGCTTATCTCGCCTTCATGGCCGGCAAGAAGGTCTCTGCCAAGCGCTCGCTCGCTCAGGACGCCCAGCTCAAGACGGGCAAGGCCGACTCCATTCTCTCCACTAAGCTTTCTCAAATCAAGAAGGGGTATTAATCATGGGTTTTCAGGCAGTTGTTAAGACTGATCCTGCCGTCGGCATTGCTGGTCAGGAAGTGAATCCGAAGCAGGCCGTTTACACGGCCTTCAACTACGTCTCCGACGGCACCGTTCAGGCAGGTACTTTCTGCTTTGCTACGGCGCTCAAGGGCAACGTTACGGGTGAAACGAACATCGTCTCCCTCAAGGGCACGTCCGATGCCAAGCCCGTCGGTTTTGTCGAACGTGACGTCATCGCTTCGATTCCGACGCTCACTGCTGACGCATCGCAGGTCTATCCGCAGGGCGCCTGCCCGCCGATCGCCATTCGCGGCCAGTTCTATGCTGTCGCTACGGGCGCGGTTACGGAAGGCCAGTCCGTCCTGTGCGATCCGGCCACGGGTGCCATTACGTATGGTGCCGCCGGCACTACGAACGACACGGGTTGGCGAGTGATTTTCCCCCGCGGCGTCAAGAGCGCCGCCAAGGATGATGTCGTGATTTATCAGAACTTTGGCGTTACGGTTGCGACCGGCGCAATGGCCGCCGCTCTCGCTGACTCTGCAAAGGTTGACGAGGCCTCCGCGGGCTAAGGAGGTTGGGCTTATGGCTTACTCTCCTACGTTGTGGAAACGCGGCGACATCATCACCGCCGAGAAGCTAAACAAGGTCGAGACGGGACTGCAGGCCGCTGCCAGCGTTGACATTCAGTCTGCGCAGGCAACGACGCTCGCCGCCGGGGCTCCTGCAACTGCTGTCATCGAGGGTGGCGTTCTGAAGCTCGGCATCCCTCGCGGTCAGACGGGCGCGCAGGGTGCCGCCGGTGCTCAGGGTGCCACTGGTGCACAGGGCGCTAAGGGTGAAACGGGCGCTACGCCTACGATTACCGCTACGGCCACTGTTGACGCCACCGTCGGCACGCCCAAGGTCACGGTAAGCAAGGGCGGCACGACGACCGCGCCGACGTTTACCTTCGCTTTCACGGGGCTCAAAGGCGCAACGGGTGCTCAGGGTGCCACTGGTGCACAGGGCGCTAAGGGCGACCAAGGCGAACGAGGCGCGGCTGGGGCGGCGGGCAAGAATGGCTCTTGCTTCCGTGTCTCTGCAACCGCTCTCGCTGATAGCCAGACGGGCATTGCCGCAACGGCGCTCACGCCTACCAACGCGCAACTTCCCTACGCCGTCGGCGACATCGTGCTGGACGCTACGACGAAAAAGCTTTACGCGGTCACGGCGGCGAGTGGTGGAACGTGCTCTATCGGCACCGCGCTTGCAACGCTTCCCTAAACAAACTATTTGGAGGAGTGGCCTTTGTGATGAGCAAAGGCCATGAATATTCATATGGATCAAAACTTTCTGAATGCCAAGGCGCGCGGCATCGAGGCTCCGTACGCCGTCGGCTTTATGCCGTTCGATGAAAAGGACGGTCGCATCGTCCTCAAGAACATCAACCGCGACCAGCTCGCACAGGATGCCGCGCTTTCCACGCAGCCGAACGTCGGCGCGCCTGCGGCTCTCTACACGTACGTCGACCCGCGCATCATTGATGTGCTCTTCGGTGTCACGAATGCCACGAAGTTCTTTGACAAGACGCTCGTTGGCTCCTTTACGCAGGACTACGCGACCTTCAGCGTGGAAGAAGTGGCCGGTCAGGTCTCGCCGTACAACGACTTCGCGAACGGCACGAGCACTGATGTCAACTACAACTTCCCGGTTCGCCAGAACTTCCGTTATCAGACGACGATTAAGTACGGCGATCTCGAAACGGCGAAGCTCGCCGAGGCCAATGTCAACCTCCCTGCTCGCAAGCAGAACGCGGCCGCGCAGATCATTGCCCGAGCTGAAAACAAGTTCCAGCTCTACGGCGTTGCGGGCATGGAAATCTACGGCATGCTCAATGATCCGAACATCCCGGAATCGATTTCTCCGGTGTCGGTCAATAGCAAATCTACGTGGGCTGAAAAGATCGCGGCCGACCCGAACAACGCGGCCACGCTCGTGTTCAATGACGTGAACAAGCTGTGGCAGGAACTGACTGCTAACAATGGCGGTCATCTTGACGTGAACGCCCCGATTGTTCTGGGCATCTCCAACAAGATGATTGGCTACCTGACTCAGCCGAACCAGTTTGGCAAGACGGCCAAGGTCATGCTGCAGGAAAACTATCCGAACATCGAAATCGTTCAGCTTCCCGAGCTCTCCACGGCCGCCGGCGAAATGCTCTACATGACGGTCAAGGAAGTGTATGGCGACGAGACGGGCTTCTCCGCCTTCTCCCGCGCCTTCGGCCTCGGTCGCCTGATCGCGCATGAATCCAGCTTCACGCAGAAGGCAACTGCTGGCACGTGGGGTTGCGTGATTCGCCGCCCGAGCCTCGTTGCGACGATGGTCGGCATCTAAAACTCGCAGGCCGTCACGAACGGCCTTTATCTCCACGGCGGGGCGGGTTCACGCCTGCCCTGCCCAACCTCTTGTCACGAATAGTTTTTTTATGGCTCGCACTACTCGTACTCGTAAGGCTTCTGTTCTCGGCACCACGGGCATCATTGCCGACACCGCTGAGCAGGAAGCAAAGAAGGTTTCTGACATCGCAGGCGATGAGATCATTTACATTGCCTGCGGCATGCCCCTCGGGCTCAAGTTTGATGACGTTGACAATGGCAATGGAGGCGCGAAAACCGTTGTTTTCCCGGGGGTTAATCACGCGCTAAGGGGGCAGGCCAAGGGCGTTCTCCTCGGCGCAGGGAATGCCGTCCTGGTGGGCGTAGCACGCCGAGACTGGGAGGACATTAAGCGCAAACATGGTGGCGAGCGCGCCTTCACCGCCATGCCCCCGCTCCTCTGGGAGATGAGGAGCGAGAAGGAATTCAAGGCGCGCCGCGATGAGATTGCCGAGATGCGCACGGGCGTCGAGCCTGTCGATCCGGCTTCGGTCGGCGTTGAGAAGGTAAAAGACATCGAGGCCTAAAAATGGACGTAGCGCTTGATATTGAAGAATTCCGCTCATGGTTCCCGGGGCTGACGGAGGCCGTCATCAATGATGTGCTCTTGGGTGTGCTGTGGGATCAGGTGGGGGCGATTGTCGGCACGACTGACGCAGATAGCTTTGCCCCGTTCGATCCTGATGCGACGCCCCCAGTGCTCGAGCGTAAAGTGCTTCTCTATTACGCGCTGTGTCATATGGCCACGCTCTCTACGCGCGGCGATCAGCCCGGTCGCGTGGCCAGTGCATCAGAAGGCTCGGTGTCGTCATCCTTCGATCTCATCAAGAGCAACTCGCAGTCCGCGCAGTGGTGGAATCAGACGCCCTGTGGGTCTACGTATTGGATGATGACGGGCAAATACCGTCTCGGAGGACGCCTGTACGTCTCTGACAACTATCACCCGTGGGGGTAATGATGGGCATCAAGGTTGACGCAGGCAAGGTGACGCAAAGGCTTGAGGGCCTCGCCAAACAGTACGGGAATCGTGCCGCGAAAGTGGTCGAGGTTGGGGTGACTGACGCAAGCATTGCCGAATACGCGCAGTACGTTGAGTTCGGCTGGGCTCAGCGCGTCACGCCGAAGCAATCGCTTTTCCTGAGTGGTGCCATTGGACGCCCGGTGCCCCTAAGTGATCGGGGGCGCCCGGACTTCAGCAAGGCGGCCATCAAGCCGGGGGCGGCATTAGTAAACCCGCCCAGACCGTTCCTGCGAGGGACGCTCGTTGCCGAGCAAGAAAAATGGAAGGGCGTGCTGAAGAAGGCGCTACGGGGGTTGCAAGACCCCGCGTCTGCTCTGACTGTACTAGGCACTGTCGCCGCACAAGACGTGCAGGCAACCATTGCAAGTGGCGGGACGACAAAGGAAAAGTTCCAAGAGCGCGCGCCGCTCACGATGGAGCTTTACGCCGCGCAGTCTGCAGGGCGTAAGACTGGGGGAAAAAATCACTCGTCGAAAGCCAGCTCCGCCACGACGCAACCGATGGTTTTGTCGGGGGCGTTGCTTCACTCAATCGCCTTTGAGGTCAAGTGAACATGAGCTTCACGGTTGAGAATCTGGGAGTTGTATGGGGCTAAATTTACATGCAGTGGTACGCGGATCGATCAATGCGATCCACCCGGATGAGGAGGTTCAGCTACTTCACTCAACGGGGTCAGTGCCTGATGAAAATGGCTTTGCCGCTCCGCAGTACGAGCGCACTATGGGCGTCCTGGCACAGGTGCAAAGCGAGGGCGATGCGGCGCTGTTCCATGCCGACATGGCGGGGGCAAACTCGGTCGTGCGTAAGTTCTACCTATTCGCCCCGAAGGACTTTGCAAAACAGACCGCAGGCATCTTTCGCCCGATCTCCCGCGCAGGGGATTACATCCTGCGTAAGGACGGGACTGTATGGGCTGTAGATGCGGTTCTAGAAAACTTTTCAGGCGTCAACTGGTTGAGTGTGCGCGCTACGCTTCAGCTAAGCCCGCCGCAGGGGATTGTATGGTTATGATGCAAAGCCCTCCTACGCGCTCTACGATCGTCTCCGATGAGACGGTCTACAAGGCCGTCAAAGACTTCGAGTTGCTGATGATGTCCGGCCTTGAGGCTACGCACGTCATCGCGGGAAATCAAAACAACCTTTCTCTGCCGGACTCGCGCGATTACGTCGTTAATACGATCATCGCGCACCGTGAGATCGGGACGCCCGTCGAGGCCTATGAGTGGGACACGGCGACTCAGAAAATGGACGCCGTGGTCTCTAGATTGGTCGAGATGAGCGTTCAAGTCGACGTCTATAGCGATCATCCGGAAACGGCCCGTATGCGCGCAGAATCGGTCGCGACGGTGGCCAGAACGGTGTCAGGCTGCGACTTCTTTCAGAAGTACGGCCTATCCAGTCTCTACGCTGATGACGTTCGCAATACAACCGTGGTGGTAGATGAAAATCAGTTCGTTCAGCGATGGACGACGACGCTCCACATCACCTACACGCACGTCGTCAGGCTTGATGTTGAAAGCACTAATGCCGTGCATGTCGGCGTGCATAACGTCGATGTGCGATTCCTGCCGCGCTGATGTGCATTGTCTTAATTAACTTACCCAAGGAGCGCCCCGCAGAGGCGCTTTTTTATTGGAGGATATCCATATGTCTTTGCCTGCATCCCGCATCGTTGCGGTCTCTCCGCGCGTAATCAGCGGCGGCGGTAGCGATCTTGAAACCAATGGGCTCCTGCTCACGAAGAACACGGTTCTACCCGCCGGTACGCCTGCGGTAGCCTTTTCGTCGACGTCGGATGTGTCTGCCATGTTCGGAGCCGAGGCCGAAGAGACGGCTTTTGCTCAGCAGTACTTCGGCGGCGTGCAGAACCAGCAGAGCGCGCCGAAGTCTCTTGTGATCGCACGCCGTGTCACCGAGGCTGACGGCGCTTGGATTCGCGGCGGCGAGCTTTCCGTTACGCTCGAAGCCCTGAAGAAAATCACTGACGGCTCTTTCAAGATTAGCGTCGGCGGTCAGGAAAAGAAGGCCGATTCGATCGATCTCTCCTCTGCTACTTCGCTCTCTGATGCCGCGACGATAATTGCTACGGCGATCTCAGACGTCAAGGGCACGTACGACAGCAATCTCAACGCCTTCACGTTTACGACGGACACGAAGGGCAAGGCTGCAACGATTGGCTACGCCTCTAAGTCCGACAGCGGCACCGACCTCAGCGAAATGCTCGGCCTGACGCAGGCCGCAGGCGCAGTCGTCTCTCAGGGTGTTGATGCCATGACCGAGGCGGCCAACATGGAAGCCGTCTGCGCCGTCACGCGAAACTGGGTGGGCTTTACGACCCTCTGGGAGGCCGAGCTTGAAGAAATTGAAGCTCTTGCCGCGTGGGCGGACATCTACGACGACTTCGTTTACTTCCCGTGGTCTAGCGACAAGAATCTTGAAAGCACGCTGACGGCTTCGAACGGCGCGCTTGCAAAGATTGTTGATAAGTACGACGTCGTAGTCCCGATCTACTTCCCGACGTGGGGACTTTCCGCTATGGCAATGGCCTGCGGCGCTTCTATCGCTTGGAACCGCACGCAGGGCATGAAGACTTGGTTTGCCAAGTATGCCTCCGGCCTTTCCCCGAACGTTCTCGAGGAATCCGTTGCGAACGCGCTTGAGAGCAACCGCATCAACTTCATCGGCCAGTACGCTACGCGTAACGATCAGTTCCAGTTCTTCAACCGCGGAACGCTCTCTAGCGACTTCTACGGCTTTGTTGACGTGCTCTATGGCTCGATCTATCTGCGCTCCGCGATCCAGACGAGCTGCATGTCTGGCTTCAAGAACGTCAACCGAGTACCGTACAACGCCGCAGGCGAGGCACTGATTCGCGCGTGGTGCCAGGATCCGATTAACCGCTGCATCAATAACGGCGTGATTGACGCCGGTCTCGCGCTCAATGAATCGCAGAAAGCGCAGATCATGCAGGAGACGGGCGACGACGGCGAGGACGTGATTCGAGCGATCACCTCCAAGGGCTATTGGCTCGGCATCACCCTGCCCGATGCCGCAGGTCGTGCGAACCGCGAAGCGCCTTCCGTGACAATCTTCTACGCGTATGCGGGAAGCGTTCAGGCTCTTTCCGCAGAAGTGATTGCAGTTATCTAGTGAACATCATCGGCCCTGACGGTTTGACCGTTGGGGCCTCTTTTTAGGGGCATAAAATGGCCAGCTCTAATTTTGACGTCACGTCCGCGAACGCCCAGCTCGTTCTTACTGTAGATGAGCTTTACCCGTCCGGCATTCAGCTTCAGCAGTTCAGCGCCGACGGCATTTTCTCCAGCGACTCGATCGAGATGGCGGAAACGCGTCGCTCTGTCGATGGATACATGGTGGCAGGCGTGATCAAGAACATTTCGTCTGTGACGCTCACGCTCGAAGCCTCCTCTCCGTCTGCCTCTGCGCTTGAGTATGTGCGCGATTGCATGGAGGCGAACGATAAGCCGTATGAATGCACTCTAACGTGCTACATCCCTTCGCTGGGGGTCACGCGCACGTTCGTGAAGGGCGTTCTCAAGAGCGCTCCTCCGATGTCGGCGGCGTCTCGCACGATGCAGCCGACGCAGTGGGGCTTTGACTTTGAGCGCGTGCTGTAAGGAGGAGCAATGGACATCTCTAAGCTTGAAGTGCAGGACGGTACGACGCTCAAGAGCTTCACGATTACGCCCATGTCGGCTTACAAGGCCGAGCAGTGGATGTATCGCGCGGCTTTTGCCATGGGGCGTAACGTTGACGACATTCAGCAGGTTTTCAGCGACAAGCCCGCGGATTTGCTGAAGACCATCCTCACGATTCCCTACGACGAGGCACGTCCTCTGCTTGACGATCTCCTTTCGTGCTGCACGCTTGTGCAGGGCAATGCGCTGCGCCGCCTCGAAGGTGAGTCCGCGTGCGCCGTCATCGAGAGCCCGTTGACGCTGACGAAGCTCAGGATTGAATCACTTCGCCGGAACTTCGGTTTTTTCTTCGATGGCGACGCCTTGAAGTCCCTTATGCCGCAAAGTACCGAAACGCCTGCCTCAAAGTAAAGGGCGTGGCGTCCTTTGCGAATGTTCCCAAAATCTGCGGCGCGATTGTCGCCGCAGGTTTGGCCAGTATGGTCGAACTCAAAGAAAAATTGACGCTCGAGGAGGCCTATGAACTCCTCGAGGTTTTAGAGCTCCGCAACTACCATTCGTGGCTCGCACAACAAAGGCTAGAGAAAGAAAATGGCTAGTGTAGTAGACAGACTCGTAATCGCTCTCGGCCTCGACAGCGAGGAGCTGAACAAAGGGCTCGAGAGCGCGTCCAAGGCCGTCTCTGACCTCGGCAAGCGAATGGAGGTGAGCGGTGCCGAAATCGATCAGATGGCAGCCAGCGCGTCCAAGTCGACGCTTATGCTCGGCGGAGTCTCTGATGAGGTGGCTGAGCGCATCATGGCGATCGGAACGGCAGGGCAGAAGGCCTCGCTCATTACCGGGCGCGCCATGGATGATCTGGCAGGTCGCATGGGAAAGCTCGGCACGCTTTTCAAGCGGGTAGTTGCGCCATTCGTCGCGGTCTTTTCGGGCCAGCAGCTCTTTCAGAATCTTTCTCAGATGGGCGAGAGTCTCGACATTCTGAGTGAGAGAACGGGCGTTGCCACAGACAAGATCGACGCGTGGGCGAAGGCTAATCGTGATGCCGGCGGTAGCGAGGAGGCATTCAAAAGCGCACTTGAGTCGTGGATAGTAGACAAACGCCGCTCAGCGGATGAGTTTTTCCGCATGGGCGAGGCCGTCAAGGGCATGACCGATCAGCAGGCATCGCACTTTTTGAATGCGATGGGGCTGAGCCAGGATGCGGCCGCAGTCTTTACTAAGTTCAAGGACAGCGCGAACGATGCGGCCGAGGCATACAAGGGCGTCGCCTTCACCCCGGAACAGGCAAAAGCCGCGCGCGAGATGAACATCCGTTGGCGGCAGTTCACGGATCAGGCGCAGGCTCTCGCCAACATGCTCGCCGTTACCGTGCTCCCGGTCGTGAACAAGGTGCTAAAGGTGATCGGCGACGGCGTTGCCTTCATCCGAGAGCACAGCCGCGCAGTCAAGCTCGTTTTGGCGGGTGTCGGGACTGTTTTGGCTGCTACTTATGGGCGGTCGATCATTCAGGCAATCACGGCCTCGTCGACGTTTTTCAAGGTGCTCAAGAGCGGTCAGGGTATCGTGGCAGCGCTCAACGCGACGATGCTCGCGAACCCCGTGGCCGTCGTAACGGCCGCTGTGGTTGCTCTCGCGCTGGCTTTCGATGATCTCTTCGCTTTCATTCGGGGCGGGAACTCGATTCTCGGCCGCTTCCTGAGCTTTATCGGCGTATCTGATGAAAGGATTCAGGCGATCCGCGAGACCTGTCAGGAATGGCTTGACGCCCTCATCAATCTCCCGGCTGAAGCCGTCAAGGCTCTCGGCGAATTGTGGGACGCGATCAAGTCAATCGGCAGCTCCTTCAAAGAAGGCGTGGCGGATTTCTTCGGCGGTGTCGGTGAGTTCTTCGCCTCCCTGCCGGATCGCGTAGCCGGTTCGATCGAGCAAACGATTGAGGCTGTTGGCGCACTGGGTGACGCTATAGGAGACGCAATTGAACGCGGGATACAGTCTGCCATTGACTGGGCGATGAGCTCGTTCAAGGCGTTGGTCGACCAACTTAGCGCGTGGATTTCTGATGCTCTCGATATTGGCGGGAAGATCAAGGGCGCGGCATCAGGCGTCGTGGACTCTGCCAAGGGCGTCATCAAGGATACTTTCGGCGGCATTGCGGACTTTTTCTCGGGGAACGATAGCGACGAGAAGGGGGCGGAAGCTCCAGTTCGAGTAAACGATCCGAAGATCGTTCGTGTCAAGTACGATGCTCCGGTTGCCTACGCCGGCATGCCATCGCAGGAAAGCTCGTCCGACACGCTCGCTCGCTTAGGTGATGCGCTTTCGGGCTTCTTCAGTGAGACGCCTATGCAGGCAACTGTCGGGAGCTTTGCGGCAGCTAAGTCTGCAATCGCAGGCCCGGGCGTGACGAACGACATGCAGATTCAGGTGACAAACAACATTCAGACGAATGGCAACCCTGAGGCCGTCGGGCAGGCCGTTGGCGGCGCGATGGACAATGCGTTGAGCCGTCGAAATCGCATGCTTGTGGCAGCGCAGTCAGGCGTAATTTCAAAGTGAGGAAATGATGGCCGAAGTTTGGGCAATCGTTGACGAGAATGCGCGGCCGTTCTGCGGCTACACGGCACTTGATGGATTCGAGGACAACTCGACAGCCAATGTTCCGACGGAGCCGCAGGAAAACGGGGCGTTATACGCTTATGACAAAGTGCCTCAGCCGTCCGAGTGTTCTGTCAGCCTCCTTTTCTCTGGCGACTATCAGGCACAGCAGGAAGCCGTTTCCAGGCTCGAGTCCTACCGATGCGGTGTGCAGCTCTTTCGCATCCTAACGCCCTCTAAGGTGTATAGCCGCATGGCTGTCGTGTCGTACGGCTATACACGCTCGGCAACGAACGGAGCTAACGCGCTTGAAATCCATGTTGATTTCCGAGAGGTGCAATCGGCAAAGGTCGGCGGGGCGTCTGTTGCGTGGGCACCCAAGAGCGCCAATGCAGCGAACAAGGTGCAGACGGGGCAGGCGCAAGGGGGCCTCGTTGCCGATCTCTTTTCGCGAGGAAAATGATGATACGCATACCACTGCAGACGCTTCCTAATCAGGAGTTTTCCATCGTCCTTGATGGGCAAAACTGCGTTATAAATCTGCGGCAGATGGGCGGCTTTTTGTATCTCACGCTAACGGCTGATGAGGTCAAGATTTGCGACAGCCACGTGTGCCGCACGATGTCGCCTATCCCCGTGTGGAATACGCCTGATTTCGCAGGCAGGCTTTTCTTTCTTGACAGCGGTGGAAAATCCGCATCGCCTCAATACGATGCACTGGGCGACCGCTTTACGCTCAACTACGCGACGGAAGAAGAATGGCGAGCACTTACAGCTTAAAGGACATCCGAGTAACAATCACTCTTGACAAGAGCGGTGTGAACAACCAGCACACCTTCCAAGGCTTTGCCACGAATGTAGCAATCTCAAAGACGGGGGGCGTGGATTTCGCGACGGCGCAGGTTGAGATTTACGGCCTGTCGCTCGACACCATGGGGCAATTGACGACACTCGCCTTCAAGCCTCTCGGTCGTAGGTGGAATGCGATAGAGATCGCGGCCGGTGAGCAGGGGCAGGAGTTGCCTGTGATTTTTCGCGGGTGCGTCACGGTTGCATACGCCGATCTCAACGGTTCGAGCCCCGTGCTCAAGATAGAAGCGCAGGTTGGCGCATACCCGCTCCTCGAGCCCGCGTCGACTGTGAGCGTGCAGGGGTCTCAGGACGTCGGGGACTTTATCAAGTCTCAGAGTGCGAAGGCGGGGTTCGAGTATCAAAACGACGGTGTGCAGGCAACGGTTTCTGACATGACGGTCTACGGAGACCCGATCACAAAGATGAAAACGGTTGCGAATGCCGCAGGCGCGGACATCATCTTTGATGACGACAAGACGATCGTTGTGCCGAAGGACGGCGTAAGGCGTGCAGAAGGCGGCGTGCCCGTTGTCTCTGCTGACACAGGGATGATTGGGTATCCGACGTTTACGAATACGGGCATCCAGTGCAGGACGTTTTTCCGTCCAGAGCTACGAGTGGCGGCGGCGGTGAGTGTGCAGACGATCGTCCCTCATGCTTCAGGCGTATGGAAGATCACTCAGCTTCAACATTCTTTGAGCGCGCACAACCCTGGGGCGAGTTCTTGGGAAACGTCCTTTGATGGCATGTGGTTAGGAGAATGAAATGTCAGAGTACGCACAGCCGCAGAACGCGTTTACATCGGGCTCACAAATCAACGTCCTGGATTTTCTGATTCGCTCGGTCATCAAGGGCATGGTCAATACCGCGATTCCCGTGCGAGTGGACACGATCACGCGTCCCGGTGATGGTGCGGGCGCTGGATACCTGAGCGCGACGCCGCTAGTCAAGATGCGAAGTGCGTCCGGCGAGGCGCTCGAGCCTGTTTCCATTCCTAAGCTCAGGTGGTTTCGGCTTCAGCACGGCACGGCCGCACTGATTTGTGACCCGAAGCCTGGGGACGTTGGTTTGGCTGTCTTCGCACAGCAAGACGTGTCGACGCTTACGGGCGGAAACGAAGCTGTTCAACCGGGTAGCTTCCGATGCTACGACATGAGCGACGGGTTCTACTTGGGCGGTTTCTGGGGGCAGACTCCGACAACTTTCGTCAGGGTCGAAGAGACTGGGGACATAACAATTACGGCACCGAAAACCGTGACGATCAATACGAACGTGGAGACGATCAACGCGAAATCATCGTGCACCGTCAACACGGCTACGGCGACGATCAATGCGAGCTCCAATTGCAAGATCGACACCCCCGAGACCCACATCACGGGCACGCTGAAGGTTGATGGAAAAATCACAGGCTTGGGTGGTCTTGCGGTATCGGGCGGCGGCGGGGCTACGGTCTCAGGTGATGTTGTGGCAGATGGAATCAGCCTAAAGGGTCATGTTCATACCTGCCCAGATGGCACCACGAGCGCGCCGCATTGAACCTAAACAGATCAAAAAAAGCACCCCGCAGGGAGTGGCATCCTTGCGGGGTTTTTGCATTCATTTTTAGCAAGAGTGAATGAACGCATGAATATTTTACGATTTTTAGAAAGGCACGTCCTAATGTTCATGTCAAACAAAGATTTACCGCCTTACGGGAAAGTATTTGCGTGGGCGGTTTGTGCCGCCGCGTGGCTATGCGTGATCGTCGCGGCTGTCGCGGCTTTTCGCGGGCTCTTCCAGTGACCACAGATGGCAACTCCTTAATTTTCCTTAGAGGTTCGCATATGACGCATACGGCCTACACGGCGGAGCTATCAGACGACTGGGATCTCACGGTGGACGGCAACGGGGATCTTTCGATGATCCGGGGCGCGCAGGCGATCTGTCAGAATGTCTGCAACGAAGGACGCCTCTTCTATCATGACGCGGTCTTCCGATGGGATCAGGGTATAAAGTGGTTTGAGGACCAGATCGCCCAGCCGATTCAGGAGGCCGTCACGACCGAGGATCTGCGCACGGCGGCGTCAAGCGTCCCGGGTGTGCTCACTGTGAACTCGGTGACGCTTAAGAAGCTGGATCCGGCGACAAGAACATTGAGCGCAGAGATCGAAATCACTACAGAAGAGGGCATGAATGGCCGAGCTGAAATTTGATCCACGGTCCGGCGTAGTCGTGCCGACGACCCAAGAGGTCCGCGACGATATCGCGTCTGGCCTGCAGGAGGCTTTCAAGACCAAAGACGGCGATCCCCTGCTGAACGTCGATCCGTCCTCCCCGATGGGGCAGGTCGCGGACATCATCACGACCGAGGCGGCGGCGAAGAACTCCGAAGTGGCCTTTCTGGCGAACCAATTGAACCCGCGCACGGCAACGGGCATCTGGCTCGACGCGCTCGCGGCGCTCTACGGCCTCACGCGGCACGTCTCCGAGCCGACCGTCGTCGTCTGCACCTGCACGGGCCTCCGGGGGACGGTGATCCCATACGGGGCGATCGTGCAGGATACTCAGGGCCATCAGCTCCGGCACAGCGTTGGCGGTGGCGTGACGATCCCGGACTCCGGCTCCGTCGAGACGACCTTTTCGGCCGTCGAGCACGGAGCTATCGAGATCGGACCGGGCACGGTGACGCAGATCGTAACCGTGATAGCGGGCTGGGATAGCGTGACGAACGCCGCCGCGGGCGTCACGGGCCGCGTCGCAGAGCCGGACGGCGAGCTGCTGAATCGCATGATCGAGAGCTATGCAGTCAACGCCAACGGGACCGTAGCGAACGTCCAGGCGAACCTCTCTGAGCTCGACGGCGTCCTCGACTGCGTGGTCCTCGAAAACTACACGAACCAGCCGCAACAGCAGTACGGCATCACCTTGACGGCGCACAGCATCGCGGTATGCATCGTGGGCGGCGACGACGAGGCCATCGCCGAGACGATCTTCCAGCGCAAGAGCGCCGGATGCGGGACGGTCGGAACGACGCAGGTGAACTACGTGGACACGGAGCACTTCAACGCCTCATACACGTACAACATCGTGAGGCCGACGGCGGTTGCTCTCAAGATCCAGGTGACTTTCTTCGCCGATAGTATGGACGCTGAGACTCAGTCGAAGGTCAAGAAAGCGCTCATCTCGGACTTCCTCGGCGAGCTCTCGAATCCGCGCGTGAAGCTGGCGACTACGGTCTACGCGAGCCGCTTCTATCGATGCATCCAGAGCGTCACGGACAGCCCGATCAATCAAATACTCCTCGGACTCAATAACAGGGGGCTGGCGACGTCCATCGATGTGCCCGCGGACGAAAGTCCTACGCTCAGCGAGGAGACCATTTCGCTAGTCTTCGGAGGCCGACATGGCTGATACTCAGACTTGGCAAGACATCCTCGACGTCGATGACGTGCGCGACGAGGCCGACTTCGCGGACATGACGACGGACGCCATTCAGTCTCAGTACGCGCACGCGAAGCGCATCCGTGGCGTCGCGGAGAAGGTTCGGCAGGAGATCGACGCAACACAAGATATGGTGGATTTGCACGGCATGGTCGCGGACATGCAGACCGCGCAGGGCGTCTATCTTGATTGGTGGGGTCAGCGCGTCGGCGTGGACCGGCTTCTGAAAGTCAAGGGCGAGTGGTGCCGCTTCGATGATGATTACTACCGCTTTCTGCTCCTCTATCGAGCGCGATGCAACCTCGCCAACGCAACGGTCTCGACGATGAACAACATGCTGTCGCAACTGACAGATACTCGGGTATTCGTAGTCGACTATCAGAACATGTCGATTCAAAGCATCGTCGTTATCGGCACCATCAGCGATCTCCAAGCGCAGATCCTTCAAACCTACGGACTGCTGAACCGGCCCGCTGGCGTGCTGACGAACTTTCTTATCATTTACCCGGACGAGAAGATCTTCGGCTTCGCCGGGCAGGATCTGCAACCCTTTGACTTTGGGGTATTTAACCCCGGGCGAACGATTGAAACGTGATTCACTCAGCGCGAAGCCACGTAGCGAGAAAAAAGCAAACCCCGCAAGGTTCGCGGCCTTAGCGGGGTTTTTCTTGACCACCTTCTGGACAGGTGCTCAATGGAACCAATTTTAGAGCTAGTGAGGGCCCCCTATATGGCTCAAGAACTACCTTTCTCGATATACGTTATCGCTTATGCGGTGGCGATCTTGGTAACCGCAAAGGCGGTTAGGGCTATCAAAGAGCTTTGGAAAAAGTAAACCCCACAGGTGTAGCGGCCTGCGGGGTTGTTTGTACCTCAACTCACCTGAGGACATATGGATATTTTACCTTCATTTGACTTGGTGAGACTTATGACGACGCCTGATCTTCCGCTCTACGGTCAGCTTTTCGCCTATGGCATCGGGCTTGCCGGAATCGGTATCGGCCTCAAACAAATAGTCGGAGCTATCTCGCAGATTCTTGAGTGGTTTCGGAAATAGCAAACCCCGCAGGGAGTGACGGTCTTGCGGGGTTTTTCGTATCTGATGAAGAGGATCAGACATGAAGATTTTACTGGAGATCAATCGGGAGGTGCGGATGTTGCTGAGCGAAAAGAATCTGCCGGCTCATGGCAAGGCGGCCGCTTGGGTGCTTGTCGCTTTGGTCGCGGCTGTAGCCTTTGCCATTGTGTGCTTTGGAATTAGCTTGCTGAAATAGCAAACCCCGCTGACGTGCAGGCCAAGCGGGGCTTTTATTGATCACCTTCACTGCGGGCGATCCATAGAAACAATTTTACTTCAGGTAATTGGCGTGCTGATTTTGTGCGGCATTGCCGGTTTTACGGCTTTGACTGCTGGTCTTGCCGTTCTCGTTTGGAAGAGAGTGTTCAAAGAATGAGCAAATATCCACCTCATCTTTTGTCGTGCCCAATTGCCCAAAACGGCGACAAGGCCGCAGTCCCTGTGACGGCTCAGGAAGCCGGTGCGGGGCGACTCAGTCAAGAAGAAGGCTGGGGGGCATGGAACTCCCGCCCTATCGGTGAGGGCGGCATCCCGCCGAAACGCGAAGACTTTAACTCCGTACTGAATTTGCTTTCGTCCTTTTTGGTTTACTACCAGCAAGGCGGGGTCATGAAGTACTCCGCCTCACTTGACTATGAGCCGGGCAATGAAATCTTCTCCGCCACGGGTACGAAGTGCCGGTGCCTCGTAGCGAACGGCCCCAACACCGCAAAGGGTGTAGTCGCTCCCGGATCGGATAAGACTGTATGGAAGAACCTTGATGCGCCATCCGTTATCGCCGGTCAGATCACGCCTTTCTACAACTGTCGGCTCGGCGGCTCTGACGGTCGCCGCCTGATCCCGTGGGGCGAGAGCGTCGCCGACGAGCGGTACGTACTTTGCGACGGCGGCACAGACGGCTTGGGCGGGAACGTCCCGAACCTGATGGATAAGTTCCTCCTGCCGAGCACGGTCGCGCAGGCGGGACAGACGGGAGGTAGCCTCAACCTCTCGATCCCGGGCGTGACCGTCAACGGCACGGTCGGGGAGACGGTGCTTACGGTCGAGCAGATGCCCGCGCACACGCACACAGGCAGTTCATCGACTGCGGGCGCGCATACGCACACTCGCGGCACGATGGAGATTACAGGCGCGATCCCCGTGGACGATCACAAGATCCGCTATGTCGAGGGGGCCTTTTATCAAAACGGGAACTATTCCAACTGCGACAACCGCGACTCAGAAAACGACTCTCCTCGCGCGTCCTTTGCGGCTTCGAGAACGTGGTCCGGGGAAACGTCGTCTGGCGGCTCGCACTCGCACACGATGAATCTAAACTCGACCGGTGGCGGGCAGGGGCATACGCACACAATCACGAGCTCATCCGAAGCGCAGACGCTCACGCTAGACCGTCCGCCTTTCTATCGTCTCGCTTATTTTGTCAAACTGCCGGAGTAGTAAGGCATGGCATCAAAAGAATTTCATTTCCATTACGTCAAAACGCCGACCGGAGCAATAAGTGGGCAGTCTGTCCTTACGCAGACAGAGGACGCGATCAATGACCTCGGCGACTATATGTTCGAGGCTACGGGCGACGCGACCGAGGCGTTGAATAAGGCTACTGAAGCGCTCAACACGGCGAATACGGCTCAGCAAAATGCGGCCGAGGCGCTCTCTACTGCGAATTCTGCGATTGGTAAGGTCAACACCTTAACCGCGACCGTCAATTCGTTTGATGGTCGCATCAAAAAGGCTGAGAGCAACGCGGCTAATGCCGTCACTGCGGCGACTGAGGCATCTAATAATGCCTCTCAGGCAGTCACAACGGCCAATTCTGCGCTTAATACGGCTCAGCAGGCCGTCACGACGGCCAATGCCGCGAAGACGATGGCTCAGAATGCAAGCACTGCGGCTACTCAGGCCGTGGGCACGGCCGGCGCGGCGAATGCGACGGCGGAAGAGGCGAAGAAGATTGCTCGGCAGGCCGTGACCGACACGGACGGCATCCGCGAAGAAATCAATCAGAACATGGCCGTGATGACCCAAAAGGTAACCGAGGCCACGACGCAAGCGCAGAACTCCGCGTCCTCCGCCGCCCAATCACAGGCCAATAGTGACCTTTCTAAGCGGTGGGCGACATGGACGACGGGCGTAGAGACCGAAGGCGGCACGGACTACACCGTCGCCGATGACGGCTATTCGTCCAAGTGGAATGCTCAGCTCGCTCAGGCATGGGCGGTGAAGACTGACGGCAAGGTGACGGAAAACAACCTGCCCGATGGAGCTGAGATCGACTACTCGGCAAAGTACTACGCTCAGCAGTCGCAGGCTAGCGCAACAGCGGCGGACGCCTCTGAAGCCTCTGCGCTCTCTTCGAAGACCGCGGCGGCATCGAGTGCGGCGGCGGCCAAGACGTCTGAGACAAATGCCGCCAATTCTGCATCTGCGGCTAATACTTCAAAGACAGCGGCGGCAGGCAGTGCTACTACTGCAAGCACGAAGGCAACGGAGTCGTCTGCTTCTGCGCAAAAAGCGAAGGACTGGGCTTCAAAAGAGGGCGGCCCGGTTGAAGGCGAAGGCGCTACAGCAGAGTATTCTGCGAAGTATTACGCGCAACAAGCGAATCAGAGCAATAGCGTGAAGTACGTTGCTCAGACGCTTACGACTGAAGAGCAGTTGCAGGCTCGAACGAACATCGGAATGACGACACTAAGTAATTCCGAAATCGATGCCTTGTTTAGCGCCTAAGTTGAAGCTCCCCCGTTTAAAAACGGAGGATTCACCATGACACTCTCAAGGTTGTTTTCAGGGGGCAAAGCCGCCTGAGCGTCACCCAATCAATTGCACAAAAAAGCAAACCCCGCAAGGTTCACGGCCTTAGCGGGGTTTTTTCAAGAGGAAAAGACATGGCTGGATATTTGGATGCGTCGGGTCTCAAACATTTCAAGAGGAAAAACGACGCTACATATCTTGGCAAGCAGGAGAAGGCGGCTTCGGCGAAGGTCGCAGACTCAGTCGTTTGGGAGAACGTTTCCGGGAGGCCGGATCTATCTGCATTAATTCCGCCCGGCACGATCATCCACTACGCCGGGCGCACGGTCCCGAGCGGCTGGCTCATCTGCAACGGCGCGAATGTGAGCCGAACCGACTACGCGGCCCTTTTCGCGGCTATCGGTACGATCTACGGTGCCGGCAACGGGTCGACAACCTTTGGCCTGCCGAATTTGAACGGTCGCTTGCTCGAAGGCACAACGTACACTGGTTCTGTCGGCACTTACCACTCAGCTGGGTTACCGAATATCACAGGTTCAACCGTCGGGCGGTATGGATACGTTTATACCGGAGCCTTTTCCTCTGGCTCCAAAATACAATCCACGTGGAACGGTACCGACCCAAACCCAGAAACCAATTTCGATGCCTCTGCTAGCAATTCAACTTACGGAAGAGCATCCACAGTGCAGCCGGCCGCGGTAGCAATGCTGGCCTTGATCAAAACTTGATGAGTACCAGTGAAGCCATAGACGAAGGTTGAACGGTTGTACTGTTGCCGAAGATTTCGTTAGCACCAGAAGCGTCTAATTCCAAACGGAAATTTGAACCATTGCTATTACCACCATAAGCTTTATCACCTACATTAACGGGCTTGAGCGCCCC